TTTTCTTTTCTCACAACCAAAGGAGATCATGATGGCAATGATGGAACACGAATGTCTTAATAAAGAATGCTGCAAGTTCTGGTCGAACAATCAGCAGGAATCCTACTGCCCAGACTGCGGTGAAAGTCAAGTCCGAAGCACTGCAGATGAATCGTTCGACGGGCCTTGACAGACTTGGCGACTATCTGTAAGATTCGCATTCACCCAACACGGAGGACAAGCCGGTGACATTTAATCTATCGCTACATGGATGGCGCATCGTCTACAGACAGGACGATCTTCTTTTCCAAGTGATCTCACCTATCGGCGTGATCGTGCAATACTTCCCAACTTCCAGGCAGGCGATTCAGTTCGTCGAATGGGCAGCCCAGGTATAACTATGGACACCACGACAAAAGATCTGCTACCTATCATCACCAAGAGCGAACTCTCGCCAATCGAGAAGGCGCGCGCTACTGCACTAGCTCGCAACTATGCTTGGTGTTGGACTGGCTTCAAGGGAGAGGTTGTCGGGGTCGAGCTGCCCTTGGAGGTAGAACTCAAGGAGACTAATGGCTGGCTGCTCTCAGGCACCATCGATACGCTCACACGTCGAGATGGCGAGTACATCATGATCGAACATAAAACCAAGGCCGGGGAGGTGGACAAGATCCACGATGGCTACTACCGCAAACTCAAGCATGACATGCAGATCACGATGTATCACATCCTGCTGGAGTGTAACGGAATGCCAGTGGAGCAGACAATCTATGACGTGATCCGTAAGCTGGGCACCAGTGCCAAGCGAATCCCTGCAGGCAAACCGGACGATGAGAATCCCAAGGCAGGCACGCAAGCAGAGATGTGCAAGCTGGGAACGTATCACGGCATGCAACTCGACGGTAAAGACCTCGCCTGGCTGGCAGCATACATGGAAAAGAAGACCCTTGGCGAAGTCGATCCGGGTCCACTCAAGGAGAGCCCTAAGCTGTACGAGTTCAGGATGTCGGTGGCGATTGCGGAAGCCCCTGAAAAATACTTCCGGCAATACGGACAGATCCGCAGAACCTATGAGCAGACGGGTTCTGCCATCACGGCACTGCGGTCAGTCTGTAATCGCATCGACGCCACGCCTCACGAAGAGGACCAGTGGTGTCAGAACACCAGCCAATGTAACAGCTACGGAACTGCCTGTGAGTACATGGATGTCTGTGCAGGCTTCCAAGACATCGATGGCGACCAATACCAGGACAGGAAAGGATCGGCTACCAGCGCAGAGAAGAGTCTCTCGCACAGTAAGCTGACCTGTTACTTGAGTTGCCAACGCAAGTATTACTATCGATACGTTTGTAAGCGTGAACACGCCAAGGAAAAGGCTCCAGCCCTGCAATTTGGTAGCGTGTTCCATGAGTTTCTGGCAGGGTTTTGGGAGAGCCGTTAACTATTTACTAGGAGGCACAGGTTATGCCAACAAAGGAGAAGGAGAAAGCCAAGACACCCACGATGGATGGGTTGCTGGCGAAGATTTCGACCACTGGTCGCAACTTGCGACCGAGGATGGTCCTGTTCGGAGGAGAAGGTGAGGGTAAGACAGCACTTGCCTGCCAGAGTCCAAGTCCTATCGTCGCTATGAGTCAGGGGGAGACGGGCCTGGAAACCCTGATCGACCGAGGGCAACTACCAGAGGTTCCTCACTTCCCTGAGATCAAAAGCTGGGAAGGGCTGCTTGCAGCCATCGAGGAACTGACTACCCAAGACCATAAGTTCCAGACCTTTGTCATGGACTCCATCAATGGTTTCGAGGATCTCCTCTACCGCTACGTCTGCGACCGTGACTTCAACGGCGACCGCAGCCATCGAGGGTTTCTTAACTACATGCAGGGTTACAGTGCCAGCACTCCCTACTGGGAGGACATGCTGCATCGGCTGGACCGCCTGCGTGAAGAGAAAAACATGGCAATCATCGGGATTGCTCATGCCAAGGTGGCGACTTACAAGTCGCCAACCACCCAGGACTATGACCGGATTGTCCCGGCCATGCACCAAAAGCAGTGGGGAGTGACTCACAAATGGAGTGACATGATCCTGCTGCTGGACCGTGTTACTGTCGTCAACGAAGACGGCAACAAGGCCAAGGCCCTCGGCGGTACACAGCGTATCTGTCGTGCTGCCCGCTGTGCCACCTGGGATGCGAAGAACCGACACGGGCTGCCGGATGAGTTCCCGCTAGGGAACTCGGCAGCAGAATCTTGGAAGATTATTACTGACCTATTGAAGAAGGGAAAAGGAAATGGCTGATCGATTTAAAGAAGGTTATTACACCGCAAGTATTGTAGACCAAGATATGGTCAAGAGCAGCAAAGGCAATCCAATGATTGTGCTGACTGTCCAACCCATATTTTGGGAATCGTTTTCCGGTGTCGAGAAGGAGCCTGTGTCCCAACAGTGGACACGGGATATCCGTATGGCAATCACGGTTAACAACGTCAAGATCGTTGCTGAGCAGTTGGCAGCACTCGGCTACCGTGGAGATCCCTCCCAGATCAAGGATAAGGAAGGTGAAGGTCGCTTGATCAACAAGGAAGGCCGGTTCTCGATGCAGATCGACGACAATAATTACGAGAACTGGAAGATCGTTACTGCTCGTAAGCAAACGAAGAAGAAGCCAGCGGATGAGCTGACTCAGACCGAGGGTCTGGAAGTCGATGCGAAGTTTGCTGCTGCTTTCCGGGAAGCGCAGGCCGATGCCGGTCCTGTGCAAGAGACGGTTACCACCACGACGACTGCAACGGATGATGCCTTCTAGTCAGTCGTCGTTTCACCTGGCAGGGGTGGTCCACGCCACCCCTGCCTTTTTGTTTGGGATACTATGAACACAAATTGGTTACAGTACATCGGCACAGCGAGAGATCGGAGAATGCAGCAGGCTCGGGATGCAGTAGAAGCGGAGGAGGATTGTCGCAAGCACTGCAGGTACTTGATCGGACTCGTAGATTTTATGATGGCATCACAACAGAGGAAATCAGATGGACTCGACTAAGATTATTGAGAACTTCAAGGGTAGCAGCCAGTGGATCGCAATCGGTCACAGTGATGGGTTCCGACCTGAGCGGCTTGAGGAGCCGCTCACGGTCGAGCGGTTCGAGAAGGAGCATCTTGCACAGAAGCAGTGTCTCGGTTTCTACCTGATGAACGAAGACAACCAGGTGTACTGCAGCTGCATCGACTTCGACGATCACGGTGAAGACGCCGAGTGGAGAGCGAAGGCAGAGACTTACTACTTCCTCTTGTGCGAGTTGGGTCTGTCCCCGGTGATGGAGGTTTCCAGCAGCGGTAGCGGCGCACATCTCTGGTTGCATTTCAAGCAGCCAGTCCCGGCTGTGCAGGTCAGGAGTTTCTGGAAGAAGATTGCTGAACAGTCAGGGGTACAGATTAAAGAGATTTACCCCCGACAAGACAAGCTGCGGGGTAAGGGGTTGGGTAACCTCGTGCGATACCCCCTGTGGAACAAATCAAAGTTCGTTGATGTGGAGAATGACTGGGAAGAAATCGAGCTAGAGGTGAAGCCAGTAGAACTGGAGGATCTGGTCGAGATTGCTGCACGCCTGGGGCATTCCCTTGAGAAGCAACCAGATGCCCCCGCTGAGCGTTTGAGCGAACGGGTACAGGATATCCTCAAGTGGCCCGACAGCGTCTTAGCGAGACGCTGGCGATGCGACACGGAGGGTCTGAAGGGTGATAAGAGTAAAAGCACCCTAGCATTCTGCATCGTGCGAGAATTGATCTACCAGCGTATCCCCGATGAAGATATCAAGCAGGCTCTTCGTGTCTGGATGATTCAGAACGATTACACCAAACATATCGACGACCGCCGATGGGTTGAGACTACCCTGCGCAAAGCGTATGAAGTCATGGGGGAACGAGACCACCAGCCAGAAAAGAAAGATCGTGACCTCGCCAGCTGTGCGAGCCTGTTTATCAAGGCAGTTGGAACTCACCAGTACATGGAGAGCGGGATACCTGCAGTTGACCAGTCAATCGATGGGGTTGCGCAGGGAGAGTTGGCCTTGCTCGTGGCCAGACCGGGCCACGGCAAGAGCACGCTAGCAATGCAGTGGCTGCTACACCAGTCTTCGCTGAACACTCCGACCTTAATGCTATCAGCCGAGATGAGCCACTATGAACTGGGTCGCAGGATGGTGCAGATGGTCGTCGGTGGCGACGAAAAGACATGGGCAAACCACCGCAAGGTTGTCCAGGAACAGGTAGATAAACACTTCGAGGGTAAGCAAAGACCTTTCGTGCGATGCCTGTACACCATCGAAGAAGTCGAACAGGCGATCAAGCAATACGCTGACTCTCATGCCGTGTCACTGGTGGCAGTCGATTACATACAACTCCTGGATGGTGGGAAAGATGGGCGATATGAGGAGGTCACCGAGATATCCAGACGCCTGAAAAATGCGGCGAGAACGAATAATGTTGCTATACTCGCATTGTGTCAGGCGTCCCGTGGAGTCGAGAAACGTGATGGAGTACAGTTTAATTTGTCGGACCTCAGAGAATCCGGGCAACTAGAGCAGGATGCCGACCTGGTTCTCGCTGGTTACTGGCACGGTCGTGGTTCGGAACCAGACTCCAGTAACCATGCTTACGAACTTCACGCGCTAAAGCGCAGGAATGGACCGATACGAAAAGCAAGGATGGAGATTAGGTTTGTCCCGGAAAAACAATTGTTCTGCGATTGAACGGTGGGCACTGAAAAACTGCAACACGCACAGTTCCGCAGAGATCCTCATGGATGCAAGGATCAAGCGAGTATGCCTGGAGATTCAAGACACTTGGACTGACTTGGATCGAGAGCGACGATGCGTCTATTCCACACCAGCACCGCAGATCCATACGATGGACTGCGACAGGCTAATCAGTAGACAACAGGAAGGCACAATCGATGAGCAAGATGAGTAAACCTTTTAAGGAAGTGGAGAAAGCACTGGAGGAAGAGATAGGCGTCGAGGCTGTCGCCAAACTAGGGGGCTGGGAGATCACAGGCAAGGGATATCGTGCCTTGAAGGAGGCAGCCGAGGAAGGCAATAGTGATATCTCTGGTGAGTTACTCTCTGTCTTGCGAGCGGTTGATTGCCTCTCGAAGAAAGCCGCAGATGAACAGGCTAAGAAAGATGCTGCAGAGCGAGAAGAATGGGTTGCCGAGTTAGAGTCTCAGCTGAAGGCACTTGAGGATTGGTTCGTGGGAGAGGGGATAGGCAATGGGCCGAATGAGCAGGAATAAGGGTAAACGTGGCGAACGGGAAGCAGCCAAGGAGCTAAACAGGCTCTTCGGGCTTGAGGCCCGCAGAGCCCAGCAGTACTGCGGCGAAGCTGGTGATGCCGACCTGATAGGCATCGAGGGCATCCATGTAGAAGTGAAGCGAACAGAGCGATTCCACATGAGGGCAGCCTTGGACCAAGCTGACGGCGACAGGAAAGCAGGGGAGACTCCGCTGGTATTAACACGACAGAACGGTAAGAGCTGGGTAGCTTGTTGCTACCTGGAGGATTTACCGAAAATCATTGAAAGGTTACGTGATGATAAAGAAAAGTCTTAAGGAAATTGATCACCACCAGAAAACGGCTCTCTTGCGGGAGACAAGAAAGAAACTTGTCAAAGATACGCTAGCCCAAGAGAACATGGTGGTGGTGTTTGACGAAGAGAAGGGAATGGCTTACCTCCCCATCAAGATCATCTGTGTCTGCGAGTGGGACGACAAATCAGTCACAGCATTCGTCACGGACAACACGCTTTACCATGTCTACGATGAGCTTGATCAAGTGTATCGACCTATCCAGTGCGAGAAAATCTGGGCAGCAGAGTGGATTTGGTCTGATGAGCATGGAGAAGATGGTTACGTGGATACCAGTAGCGAGCCTACCTTGATTAAGTCGCAGGTACCAGGTGGCAACGGGCCGACATGGGTTTTCGCTGACTCCGAGGTCAAGCCTTTCCTGGTCCACGAATGGCCTCCGGTAGCCGCTATTCTTTAACGGGTAATACGATGCAGGTAATTAGCCTCTGCGATTTCACGGGGATCATGGTCAAGCCATGGGCAGAGGCAGGTCATGACTGCCTCTGCCTGGATCTCCAGCATCCTTTCGGTGAAACAACCTCCGGTCGCATTACCAAGCGGCGGGCAGATGTTCGTACCCTCACCCCCAGCGAGCTGCCCAAGCCTGACATCATCTTCGCCTTTCCACCATGCACTAACCTTGCCGTGTCTGGTGCCAGGTGGATGAAAGACAAGGGGATTCAAGGTCTGATCGACGGGCTCCAGCTGGTCGAGTCTTGTCGCAAGCTGTGCCAGTGGTATCAGTGTCCATGGATGCTGGAGAATCCTATCAGTATCCTCAGTACTTGCTGGCGCAAACCCGATGCAGTGTTCCAGCCATGGGAGTTCGGAGATAACTACACCAAGAAGACTTGCATCTGGCTAGGGGGTGGGTTCATGTTCCCCACCCCCTCGGTGCGAGAAGAACCCGAGGAAGTCCAGCAGTTGATCTGGAGAATGGCACCCTCACCAGAGAGAGCAGCTGAACGCAGCAAGACACCACAAGGATTTGCGAAGGCAGTGTTCAAGGCAAACTCAAACCGCGTCGGTGAGTCTGAGGAACCAGTTGACGGTTTTCCAGTTCCGGGTCCCGACCCCAGGTCTCAGTAACAATGACAGCACGACAGGTGATACGCCTGCACAGCTTGCCATCCCAGTAAACGAGTTCGCTATGGTCGCCAACACGAACAGGCATCTTCCCAATGTATTTCCAGTCGCACCAGCCTTGGGCGATTTGAACTCCCCGGTCCTCATCCCACCAAATATATTGTTTGAGCCGCACGCTACCATCATTCTGCCGGATGGTGTTCACTTCGATCATATCGAAGTGATCTTCTATCATGACGGGATCGAAGAAGATGGAGAGGATGAGGAGTAGGAAGGATCTCATAGCACCAGGGGCTCAAATATGGCATGTGTCCCCTCGATCACAATACCGCAGCCAAGTACGGGCTTCGTATTAAATTTAAGGCCGTAGTCCATGGCCGCTTGGCCGGACCAGTTGATACCACAGCCCACGTTCATTCCAAAGATAAGCTGGTTGCTATTGGCGAAGTATTGGACTCCTGCCTGGCCATGGACATGGCCCTGCACCCAGCTGCTAAAGTGGTCTTTTGCGTTCCTGAGAGCCGCATACTGGCCTCCCTTACCCCGGTCCCCGTGTGCAAATGTCACAGAATCTTGCTTGTGCGTGCTGTATCTGGGCCTCCAATCCCATCCCGGTGTCTCCCAGACCTTGGCATAGTCACGCAGCAATTCCGCAGGCACGCCAGCGGTGCGTGCCTGCCGGGCAGGTAAGTCATCATGGTTACCCGTCATGATTACCGCCTTCGGAAAAGCCTTGTAAAGTGTCTTCACCTGAGCCAAGGCGGTAGCGTACTCATCGCCAGCACTTGCACAGGCAGGGTTCTTCTCGTGGTAACTTATAGCGTGCCAGTCAACAACATCTCCGATGTGGACCACGGTATCGCAGCCCCACTGCTTGTATGTGTCTCTCAGGAAATCAACATACTCCGGCAACATGGCCGGGCAGTGCGTGTCTCCAATCACCAGAACTCGTTTGCCCATGGTCACTCCTTTTGTACGACTCGGTAGCACCTGGCGTAGGCTACGCCCCAACTGTTGCGGTGATGCTTTCGGCATTCCATGCCATTGGCCATGTGGTCCAGGCAGTGAGCGTATTCGTGGATTAGCGTATCAATCGCTGCCACCTTGCTCAGCTCCCTAGATATAACAATCTTGAAACTGACAGGGTCCTCATGGATTGCTGCGTACCCGCACAATCCCTTGATCTTGTCCTGTGGAACCGTGACGACCTTTAGCGGCGCACCCAGTGGAATTCCTTTCCGTAGCCGTCTCAGTGCTTTATCGAACTTTTTCCCATAACACGATGGCACGCCTTGAACACCTCCTTGTGAACTTGGTAACTGTCGTCGCATTTCTGATGCTTGTACATCAACTCGAAAGGCTTGTTGATCTTGGTCGTGTCGCTCTCGGGTACAAGTCGGTGACCCCGGGGGTAATTCTTCTGCTGCTTAAACCATGTCACCTCCTGGACGTTGGCAGGGATCTCGATCTTGCTCAGGGGACACATTGCACGCCAGTTCCCGAGCCAATAGTTGTGCCGATACACTGCATCACAGAGTACCATCTGCTGCACCTTTCTCCCATATTTTGCCAGCTCTCGTGCTAGCACTGTCGAGCTGTAGCCACCCCAGGAGTAGCCAGCAATCACTATCTTTCCGGGCTCATCATCGCACATGCGATTGATGCACTCAGCGTGGGCTCGCCAGTCACTGTTCCAGTGGGCAAGCTCAACCCGGGTACTGTAGCTGCTGTAGAGCATGTGCAGGCTTTTCCAAAGAGCGACCATTCCGTTGTCGCCTCCCCTGGTCTGCAGGAATCCCGGGATCACATAGATCCAACGATGGATAGGTAAGGATTGTCTGATCATTCCAGTTCCCTCCTCATGGATTCAGCATGGATAGAAACTTTCTCCCGGGTCTCCTTGGAGGCCAATGCCTCCAAGGCATTGGCTCCATGAAGCAGGGCACGATTAGTCTTGGCAGTCTCATCGTGCTGCTTATGCAGAGCAACCTTGAGTTCTTCGACAAGCTCGATATGCTTGTCGAAAGCGTCCTTGAAGTAAGGAACGACCGCACGAAAGCTGCGGTAGAGAAACAGTAGGATTGCCAGCACGAATGCAGCTGGCAACCCCACGTTAGCTATTAACGTGGTCCAGAGTTCGATTGTCATGTCGGAGGGGAACCTACTTTATATCAGCCATGTACGTAACAGCGTGTCCCCTCCGAACCAGCTCTCTGTTACAGTTAATAGAACATTCATTTCGCTTGGCGAAAAGCTCAATTAGCCAGCGACCGTACTTACCCTGTTGTTTTCTAGGGTCTTTATATGTAACACAAAAAAGTTCTGCCCCCTCGATTAGCTCCTTCAAGCACTCGGTTGCTGCCTTACCCTTCTCTTTTTCAGACCCCCGGATCTCGGGCGCATTGATTCCAAAAAGCCTGCACGTAGCGTTGAGTCGTAAGTGAAATCCAAGATCCAGTACCACCCGGATCGTGTCAGCATCAATTACCTTGGTAACTTCAACTACGTTGTAGGTGTATGGGCTTTGCATGAGTCCTCCCGGGCCTGCTCGATTAACTTGTCGATATAAGCTCGTGCCTTTTTGAGATCACCGACCGGGTCCCCCTTGTACTTGTAGCGGGAAACGTACTTGACTACGTTTCCCTCCAGGTACCCAAGCCCCAGACCGACAATGGCATCCCATGTTTCCATGGTGCCCTGCCGATAGTGTTTCGGTTTATCAATCTTGCTCATCGTTATCCGGCACGATCTTCATTTCGTATTCAGTATTAGTATCCGTGTCTTCAAAAGACTCGGCAGCGGGAGCCGGTTTGGATGTCAGGTACTCATAGAGTGCCAGTCCACCCGCCCCAGTCCCGCCGCCGAGCGCCAGCAACGCAGCAACAGCGGCTGATCGAGCCAAGTTGCTGCGCGCGGAGGGGGTCGATGCTAGAGGAGCTGACTGGTTAACATCACCGATGTGGATATTTCCCATGTCAGTCTCCTCGAAGTCGCCACCCAAGAATCTCCGGTCATGAGCTTTTACTTTTGCGCGGTCCATCGCTAATAGCTCTTGTAAATCCTGCATCATGATCGCCTCATCAGCGATCCTGATCTTCCCGATCTCCTTGAGGTGCTCCAGCGCCGCCCCTGATTTTTCTTCGGTGCTCATCCGCTATCTCCTGGATATATCGCGCTACCCCCTGTTCCAGAAAGACACTACGAAGCCTCCGGTTACGTTCGGAGGCTTCGTTTGCCTGTCGCTGCGCTTCCTCCAGTGGGTCCATTAAGCAGACCCTGTAGCAGCGTTAAGCTGTAATGCGTCACGAGCTACCAGTGAAACGTCTGCTGACCTGGTGGCCAGTGCTTCACGTTGGTTGAGCTGTGTCTTACTTTCCAGGTAACCAAGTCGGCTAGCTTCTGCTACGTTTGCAGCAGCATCAGCCTGACGCTGGGAACCATTCAATGCGTGCATCTGGAGTAATTCCATGGCATCCATTATTTCTTCTCCTTCGGTTGAAACAGAATCTGCAATTTTTCACCGAGTCTACGGGACGCCGATGAGAGAACTTTCCCGTCCTGATCCACTATCTGGATCGTCAACGGGGGTAATCGTTTATCAACTTCCTTGCTTAACTGGTCAAGGTTAAGTTCTATTCCTTTTCCGGGGGCTCCATCTTTTCCGGCAGGTCCTCGGATACGCTCATCTTCTGCGAGTAGTTTAGCAACTTTCTCCGCAAGAAGGTCATAATCAATACTGTCGCTAGCAGGTCCAGGCTGATTATCAGCAACAGGTGGGTACGCACTCGGCTCACTGCGTGGCTCAGTGGATCGACCTGGAATACAAAAGGGTGCGCAGCGCCCTACCAGCGCCGCGATAGGTCGGCAGCTGGCACCGCTTGCTGGATGTACCAGCGACCATTTTTGACCCCTCGCGTCAATGACTCCTTGTGACAAGTAAGGACCACCCCTGGCAATCCCTACCACGTTTCCCCCGTAGATCATCCCCGATCCGCTGTCACCAGACAGTAAGTAAGCCTGCGCCTCAACCTTGTTTCCCGTACCAATCACCTTACCGTAAAACCTACGCAAGGTGTCTCGTGGACCCCCAAACCCCAGTATCTCGATCTTCACACCTTCAGGCGGTGGGCTGGTGGCTATCGGTATCGTGGTCACATTACCCAGAAAAGAACACTGGATAACAGCGATATCGTTAGTACGATCAGCTCCGATCACCTTACCTGTCGCAGTCTTCCCATCTTGCCAATAGATCGTGACGGGTCCAGGATCCTCTACAACGTGCGCAGCGGTCAGGACGATCAATGTGCGGCCATCGCTCCAGACGCACACTCCTGAGCCTCCTGCGACCCCTGAGCGTAGCCTGACGGCAGCAGCCTGATGCTTGGCCTTGGGAGACCAATCCCAGAGCTGTACCTTGGCTTCTGCTGCTGTCTTGGCAATGGTGTAATCCTGTGCCTGCACCAGTATGGGTGCAAGGCACAGGGCTATTGCAGCTAGCAATCTCTTCATAGTTTTTCCTTCCCGGTAAAAGACTATTTTACCATGACATCCGTGTACTATTCGAGGTTTCTTTTGTTCCGTTCCCTGTCGCGGTGAGCACGGTATCCATCAATTTTTGCTGGACCATCAGGGGTTTTCCTGATCTCTTGCCGGATTACATCCGACATTACATAGGGTGAATATACGCCCCGCATGACAGCTCCTCGGTCCCTTTCGTTCAAGCCGCCCTCTTTCAGGGCGGCACGGATCTGGGAATCAGTCATGCCGCTATTCCTGTAGGCACGCATCTTCTGGGCAAACCTGCGGAACTCCAGCCGCCTGGCTTTCTCGGTGCGAGGTAGGTATTTCAGGTAGTCGTCGAGCGTCCCCTCGGCTTTACTTCGGCCACGGTCTTCACTTATTTTCTTCGCCTCGTAAAGACCGTCTGTAAACTCCCGCACCTTGAACCCCAGATCACGCTCAAAGTTCATCTCGACGGCACGGGCACCCGTAATGGCCGAGTATAGTTCGACATGCGGATTGTACTTTTCCCCATATCTATCCTTCTCGCCCCGGAAACCAGAAACGACACGGCGGCCTGTACGCAAGGCCCCCGGCTCGTAAGCTGACCACAGGTGGTTAGATGCCTTGAGTAGAACCTC